CGGGCGGTAGAACCAGCCGTGCCGTTGCTCTGAACGGTGTTGTTCAGGAAGGTGAACTCCATGTCGCGCTTGATCTCAGACGAAGCCTTGGAGAGCTGATAAGCCAGTTCCGACTTGCGGCCAGCCTTGTCAACGGCTTGCAGCGTGCCAGTCACAGCAACAGTCTTCTGGCTGATCTGGGTGCGGTTGCCAACACGAGTCGTCGGGCTGAGCGTCGCGCTAGAAGCGTCAGCACCTTCAACTGCGGCGTTAGCAGCAGCGGCGGCCAGGGAGTCGGTCTGCCACTCGTGGTAGACAGCCGTAGCCTTGTTCTTGCCCACAGAGGACATGAAAGGCGTGTCGGTGGGAGCGATGTTATAGATGATATCGCTCAGGTCTTCCCGCATACCAATAGCGGCATAGGTACGAAATTGGGTCATGATGTTTCCTTAGAGTAAACGTTCAAACAGGGCCGCAGCATCGGAGACTTTTCCAGACTTCCTCAACTGCGAATGAGCTTTCTTTACTGTTTCGTCTGCCGCTACCTTTTGAGTCGCTGCATTGCCTGGACGAAGCATCTTCGGCGCTTCACTTACTTTCTTGGTTACTTGAGGCTTCTGGCTCTGTAACTTCGCGTATTGCGCGGCCATATACAGAACCTGAACAGCTCGAGAATCGTAAGCGGTTGCCAGTTCTTGCTCGGAATAACCGATTGACCTAGCAAACTCTCGAACCATCTTCTTGACTTCGGTTCCCTTCTCAGGGTGCGCGTAGTCAGGAATCACCTCCGCAAGTCGCTGCGCTTCACGCTGAACAGCTTGGGCTAGTTCGGCTTGACGCTCGGCGTTTTGCTGTTGAGCAATACGCTGCTTCTCGGCCTGAACCATCGAAAGCTGCTTCTCGCGCTCTGTGCGCTCGGCTACCTTGACGGCATAACCAATGGGGTCTGTCTCTTTCAACGCCTCGAGATTTTCCCCGGTGTCTTGTTTACTGATGAACTCTTCGATCAGGTTCAGCCTTTGCGCGTAGGCATCCCGCGCCTGCTTTGCCTGCTCTACGGCCATCCTCTCAGCTTCTACAGCTTTACGCTGCTCGGCAAGAGTCTGTGACTTCTTGGTGTAGTCCAGCCCCTTTTGATACCCATCCACCAATTCGTCGAAGGTGACTTCCTTTTCCTCACCAGCGGCTTTCACTCGGAATCGCTGTGGTTCAGGCTCTACCTCTACTTCTTCGGTTTCAAGCACCTCGGGTTCGGACGCCTCGACTTGTTCTGGCTCCTCTTGAGCTTGCGGGGCGGCTTGTTCAGCTTCCGTCGGCTCCATCAGTCCCAAAAACGCGCCTGCGGCTTCGTTTACCGTCATCGAGACATTCCCGGATTCCGGGGCCATGTTCTCAGCCATTTCGTTCCTCAGTTGTGTCTGAAAGCGTCAGACTCGCATCAGAGGATTTTCCACCGCTTCTTGACCATCTGGTCTTCGGAAGCAATTGCGGAAAAGTGCCCCATTATTTCATCAAGTAAGCGAAGTTTCAAATAGGCTCGCTCACGAATGTCTATGTCCATCTCATCCGAATTGGTAATAACACTCATAAGTGTTGACCGGATGGAATCAATCTCCCCGGTAAACCATTCGTCACCGAGAAGCGTTTTAGCCCGTTCTGACTTGTTCAAACTGCTGCGCTCCTGCTAGGAGTTGCCATGAGTCCAGTATTCGGCCCGAGAAGCCCTGGCAAAGCGAATGCCTGTGGACGAGCGCCGAATCTACCCGCGCCATAATAAGGCCCGAAGTAATCGTAAGCACCCATTTCACCCATTCCACCCATCCCAGGCAAACCGCCAAGAGATATCGGGGTGAACTCGCCTCGAGGATAAACGGGGCTGCGACCTCTAGCGATTGCGTCATAAGCCGCTTGGTCAAACGGCGCGGCAGTTGATCCACCACCGCCCAAAGCAGTTCCCGCAAGCCCAAGAAGCCCTAGCGCCAACAGAGGATTAACCGTGGTCGATCCCTCGATTGGGCCTGTAGATGAGCGCGGAACTTCGTATGTGGTGACCGGAACCTCTCCGCGAGGAGTAGTGATTACGGTTGCCGCAGCGGGAGCCAGGATGCTCGGAGTCTCGGTTTTGATGGTGCGAGACTCAATCGGAACAGTCTGCGCCGGAGCAAGAGTTCCAACAGCAGCGGCAGTCGGCGCGGTGGGTTGCGTCTGAGCCGGGATATTTGTGGCCTGGACTGGAACCGTCTGCGCGGGAGTCAACAAACCACCTACAGCGGCAGCAGTCGGGGCGGTTGTTTGAGTAGTTGTCGTCCCACGAGAAACATCTAGCGGCACAGATTGAGATGTAATCGAACCAACAGCGGCTCCGGTTGATGGAGCTTGATTTGTTGTCGTGGCGGTACGAGTCACATCAAGCGGAACAGACTGAGAAGTGATTGTTCCAGGAGTGGCGCCAAGCAAACCGGCGGTTGGCGCAGTTGTGTCACCTGTAGCATTTCTTGAAACATCAAGATTGACGGACTGATTTGCGGTGTTTCCAAGAAGTCCCGTCGTCGCCGCACCTAAGCCAGCTCCAGCCAATGAAGGCGCAGCGGTGGCCAACAAACCTGGGGCGGCGGTTGAAGTTGCAACCTCCACGAGATTGGGCGCTAAAGATGTGGCTCCAGCAGCAGTCCCACCGATAGATGAACTGGCGAATTCGGTTGCAATCTGTCGAGCAGTTGCGCCCGCCAATGCATCCCCGGCCATCTGAGCAGCAGTTCCAGCTCTTACGCCTTGATCCACCAGAGCGGTGACGATATCTGCTTGAGATGCACCAGCGCCAGCAAGATCAACAGCAGTATTCGCAGCGGTCTGCGCGGCAGTTGGGAATAAGGTTTCTATACCAAAAGCGGTCAAGCCACCAAGAGCAGCCGACTTTAGCGCAGACTCTAGATCACCCGTGACTCCATAAGAAGTGAGTCCAGCCCCGGTAGCAGCCGCAACAGGCGCACTCAAAAGACCAGCACCAGCAGGGCCAAGAATGCCTCCAATGCCAGCAGCCAATCCAGCCTGAAGCAGTCGAGTTGCGTTAGATGTTTTGCCGAAGTCAGCGTTGTAGTATTGGGGAACGATCTCTTCCCCTGTCGAGGAATACAGACCAATAGTCGCACCAACCCCACCAGGATTCATGCGGGTGTATTCAACTGACCCGTCAGGGTTGAAGCTGTAAACCTCGTTACCCCTAACAATCGGATACGCAGCCCCAATGTCAGATGCCATCCGAATGTTTGCGGCATCTTCAGGCGTAACTAGCGATTGAAGATCAAGTCTGTTCGCTTGAGCCTGAACTTTTGCCACAGGAACCTCCGTTTGTGTGGATAGTAATCCCTCCGGCGCTGCGGAAGATTGAACTTGCTTCTCAACTTGAGCGGGTGTGATGTTCTTTACATCTGCGGCAATCTGCTTCAGAGCATTCCAGTCCTGGTCGCTTTCTGCCCTTGCAGCGGTGCGAATCTGCGCGTCTGTGAATCCCTGGCCGATCAGATCGTTATAAAGCCGACCCTTCTCTGCATTGGATAGCGAGTCCACATTTGCTGGCAAAGATGGGACTTTTGCCTCTGCGATAACACCCTTGGCTGCGATATCTTCTGAGATCGCGTCGGCCATTTTCTTGCCGAAATCTGCGTTTGAGTGGACACCATCCAAAAGGTCACCAGTTCCAGCAGAAGTCGCGGCCCTGACATCAGTGAATGAAACGCCTGCGCTCTGAGCGATCTGCTTCAGACCATCATTGATCTGGCTGGCTCGCTTCTCAGCTCCAGGATCGATGTATCCAGCGATGTTCCCGGTTTTGGAGTTCTGTGCCCCGTAAAGCTCAGAAACACCAACAATGATCGGAGTGACTCCATTGGCCTTGGCGATGTCCACCATCTGCTGAACGCTTTGGAGAGTCGTTGCAGGGTCTTGGTTTTTGATCGCATCAGCAGCGCCGTAACGGATGATCGCGTATTGAGGCTTGTTCTGCTCAATGTAAGTCTGGAATGCGCCAAACTTTGATCCACCAGCAAGGGCTTCGTTTGAAGTTTCTCCACCAGTTGCAAGGTTTGTGACCTGAATGCCAAGGTTGTTGGAGATCACATCGGCAACCGAATTGCCATACTTGTTATCTGGATTGCCATCAGCGGTATAGCCGACATACTCGCTCATTGAGTCGCCAAACAGAACCGCTGTTGGCCGAGTGGCTTGTTGCGCTGTATTTGCGGTTTCTTGGGTTGTCTCTAGAAGAGATGTTGCCTGGTCTGGAGCAGCGACTTCCAACAAAGAAGAAACAGGTTCTTCTGACGCTATAGAAGTCTCTGGAGCCGCAACCTCTAGCAAAGAAGGCGCAGGAGTCTGGGCAGGCTGGAGGCTCTGCGCGATGGACTGAAGCAACGCCCAGTTGTCATCCCTCGGCGCACCAGCGGCAACCCGGATTTCCTCATCAGAGTAGCCCTGACCTAGAAGCGAGTTGTAAAGCTGCGCCTTCTCAGTCGGGGTTGCTTGGTAGATCGAAGATGGAATGACGATTGCCATGCTTTACCCCGGAATCTCTACGTTGGAGGAGATGCCTGCGCCGATCTTTGCCGCCTTGAGTTGGACTTCGGCCTCGAACTCTTGCCTCTTCAGCTCCAGTTCAGCCGCAGCCTTCTCTCGGGCGAGCTGAATCTCAGCCGCCGCTTTCTCTCGCTTGGCCTGAATATCGGCCATCGCCTTCTCGCGGTCAATCTCCAACTGGGCCTGAGCCTGCATCATCATCGCTTGGATGGCCGGATCAGGTTGCTGTTGCTGCGGAGGAGGATTGCTCAAAGCCTGGTCGATCTCAGGCGTGATCGGCTTGAAGAAGGTCGCCGAGTCCTTGAACCCTGCGGCTTCGATCATCCGCCCCAGAGTCTCGCGGTACTGACCGACTGTAACGAGAGGATTGGCAGGGCCGAATTGCTGAAGAATCCGCTCCTGCTTGTCCAGGATCATCGCAAGCATCGCCATCTGCTCTTGCTTGTTGCCCGTTCCCAGACCCACAGAGATGCTCACATCGTACTGATTCGACCACTCACGGGGATCCATTTGGATGTACTCGCCACGCATCCGAATGATCCGGGGTTTGTCTTGGTACTTGCACAGAAGTTGCAGGATGCCCTTAAAGAGTGACTTCACCCCGGTCTCGGCGAAGTTCCGAGCGATGAGTTCCATCTTGCCAGCAGAGGCGTTCTGGAACGCAGCCACAGCGGTAGCGGTGACGTTCTGAAGAATGTTCGGATCAAGACCCTGCGTGGCATCCGACACACCCGTGCGCTTTGCTTGGACTGCATCCAGATACTCGAGCATCGGGAAGGCTTGATTCGCCACAGGCTGAACCGCCATCGGAACCACCGCATTGGGGTTCTTCATCCGAATCACACCACCAGGCGTGGGAGAGATAAGATCGTCCAGGTTGACCTGACCATCCACCGCACCAACCCGGTAGTTATTCGTCAGATACAGGTTGTCCAACATCTGCCGGGTGATCGTGGACTTCTGTAGCTGCAAATCCATGACCTTATCCGCGAGGGACAGGCCATAGAACTTGTGCGGAACAGGGATCGGGCAGAGGCTATGGAAAGGAATGTAGTCCGTTTCCGTTTCCTCAAGAATCTCGCTGCCTGCATACCAGACCTGGAGAAGCTCGGCCAGGCCATCACCATCCCGGTCTGCGCGGATGTAGCACTCGTACACCTCAACATCCTGCATGGTCGGGTCGAGGCTTTCGTCTTGGCTGGGTTGTTCGCCCTCAGAGTACCGGGCCACCCGCTCAGGAGAGAAGCTCAGATCATCGTAGGCCGGGAGGTCGCGGACAACCTCTTCCGGGAATCCCATTGCCACCAGGTCAGACCGAGGGATCAGTCTGCGGTGAGCAACGAAGGGAGAGTCTTGGATCGTTGTGGCCTTCTTGGAGATCAGGAATTCCTCGGGAGGAATGTTCTGAATCGCCACCCGCCCGACTTGGTTCTTCTTCTTGACCTTGACGTTGTAAGAGACTTGGGTGATTTGAACGCCGTCCATCCCGATTGCGGGAGTTCCGTCGATGTTTGTGATCTGGGTCACAAAAGTCTCTTGTTCGATGATCTCCCGAGTGCCATCTTGCAGTAGAAGCGCAAGTTCCGCATCGCTCAGGTTCTCGTAGGTCTCCTTGACAACATCAATGCGGTTGTCCCAGTAAGCCTTTACGACACCGACCTTCTCGAGCAGCGCATCCTTGAACCAGTCATGCAGGATGGCAAACCCAGGGTTGTCCTTGTAGAACACCCAGTTCGAGTAGTCCGTGGCTTGATTCGCGCCTTGCTCATCACCGGGGCCGACAGGCTCATAGCGGATGATGTCATCCGAGGCGGTGAAGATGCGGATCAGTTGAGGAATCGCGCCGTCAATGACCTCTGCCACCTCTCCGGTGACGATCTGGCTTCGACCCTCTACCTCGTTCCCGTAAGGGTAACGAAGGTAATACTCAAGTGACCGGGTTCTCTGCTCGGTTGTCTCCGTTTGGAGATACCCGATCGCTCCATCGATTTCGGCCTCGAGCAGGCTTTTCAGGCTGATTTGATTCATGCTTTTCCTCTAACGCTTTGATGCGTCGCTCCAGCTCCGCGAGTTTGGCGTTGATGTTGCCTTGAGGCGTTGCCCACATTAGACCACCCACCTTGTGTTAACGCTAATCGGCTTGCTCCAGTCGCCCTGTTCGTGAGTCCCGATAGCGAAGTATCGGAACGCATCGGACGAATGAGAGGCCCAGTCGTGTAGCGGTGTGTCAAAGAATACGTTTCTCTTCTCGTCGAAGTTGCGCCGATAGTTCCTGAGCGCGTCTAGACCCTGCTTCACCTTCGGCACATTAAACCAGCACTTCGGGAGAATGCGTCTGACGCTCTGGATTCCATCTGCAACTGACAAGCGCGGAGCAACCGTTATTTGTAGCCCTGCCTCTTGCAGCATTTCCTTTCTGCTGCGTCCTGTCCCCAATTCTCGCACTTCTACGTCATGAGGCAAGATGTGTTCGGCTGTATGCCACTTATTCTCTTTGAGCCAGTTCACATACCAATCTAGCCCTTGGCCGTGGTTTTCCACGAAATCCATCACCCGGTACTCTTGTCCGGCCACCTGAACCACCCAGATCGCGGTGGTGTCAGACATACCCAAGTCCCAAGCGGTGAATGTCCGGGTCAGATCGTCCCGGTCAATGTTCGTAAGCCTGCCCTTCTCCTCCAGGTCGTTGATTAAGGCTCCAAAGTAAGAACCCTCAACAGCGGCATGGAAGGAGCATTCGAACTCCTGGTTGTACTTATCCACACCCATCTCACGCTTGGCGGCGTGGAGTTCCGACTCAGGAATAAGGTTGGTCTGTGAGGCTTTGAACTCCAGTAAGCCCCAGTCTTCCTCTTCCTCGGCCTGGTCTCTCAGGTCTTTGAAGTGGTTTGATCCCTTTGGGGTTCCGAGGAACAGCGCCCATCCCAGTCGGTCTGACAGCGCAGGACGAACAATGTCCGTCCAGATTCGCGGGTCTTGGTCGGCGATCTCGTCAATGATGACGCCATCAAAGTATTGGCCTCGGAGGGAGTCAGGATTGTCAGAGCCGTAGAGCTGGATTCTGCGCCCCCAGAAGTCTGTGCGGAGTTCCGAGATGTTCGGAGTCGCGCCCAGAGGTTCTGTGTACTTCAGCAGATAGTCCCAGGCCACCCGCTTTGCCTGCCCATAGGTCGGAGCGATGTAAGCATACCGGGGGGCTTCCTTACGGTTCTCCACCGCATCCCGAATGATGTGGTTAAGAGCGGCAACGGTCTTCCCCATCCGTCGGTGAGCCACCACCACCCCAAAGCGGTTGTCCCGCATCATCTGATGGATGGCGAGCTGTGGCTCCCGCGGGGAATAGGGAATTACGATTTCTCGTTTGCCCATGAGACCATCATCTCAATCGGAGTTCCGTTCTCGCCAGTAACCTCAGTACGGGCTAGCTTTGGAATGTGGTACTCAATCGCTCTGAGATATAGATCGGCGGCTTTTGCCGGGTCTGGCTTTACCTTATCCCCATCACCCATTGCGACGGTATTAAGCCATTCTGCGAACTTTGGCGCGTTTTGCTCTGCCACCATTGAGATCATCTCTCTAACGCCTTGAGTGGCTTTATTGACCGATCCCTTGGGCCTTCCTGGGCCTGCTCCTGGCAGATTGCCGAAATTTGAGCTAGTTTGTTTATTCATGTTTCCGACTCCTTTCGGGCCATCGGGCGTAAGTTGAGTTATCTCAATCTTACTTCTTTTTGTTTCGTTCGGATATTGCCTTTGCCTTTGCTTTGGCATCGGCCTTACTGTTTGCTCCCCATGCCTTTAGGCTCAGGAGGAGTCTTGTGGGTTCGCCGTTCTTGTACTCTGGCCCCGGCATATTGCCCATCCTTGCCAGGAAAGATGCGCGTCTAGGGTTATCCCCACTCTTTACTGGGGGCTTTAGGTTAGAACCAGGGTTTTCCCGCTCATAGGACTTTCGGCCCTTTTCATTGAGGCCACCCTTTGGGTTCTTCCCCTCTTTGCGAGACCAGGCGGCGCTCATTTCTTTGCCGTCTTAGCAGCAGCCTTGAAAGCAGCAGCAGTCGGCGCTCCTTTTGTTCCGGGCTTTCTCATCCGCTCAGGAGTCTTGCCTGCGGCCTTCTGGCGCTCGATGCGCTCACGCTTGGCGTGGATTGCTGCATAGAGTCCGGGTGATCCAGGCTTTTTCATTTGTAAGCTCCTACCATTAGGTTAAGGTCATCATCGCCCAAAAACTTAGAGACATCAACACACAAGTCAAAGAACTCGGCGAATGAAAAATCAGACTTCATGCGATTGATTGCTTGGCAAACCAGAATAGTGTTCTGTTGCGTGTAGCCTATTGAACTGTCAATTCTTTCTATTGAAACCGTGTTCAATTGACCAGCCGAAAGCGTCATCTCGCGTCCACTATAGGCGCAAACGCCTCGCTGCTGATGCCAGCAATCAACAATGTCTTGAACGCAGATAGAGAACTCTTGATCTCTCTTGGCGGCGCTGTTCTTTGCGTTACGAAGAAAAATCCTCGCTCTTCCTTCTATCGTTGCGTTTACTTTCTCTCTTGATCGAAGGTTTCCATCTCGGCAGCAATCCTTGCACCAACTATGGTACCCATCTGAAGTTTGCTTGTGCTTGAAGAACGAAGCGAACTGCTTTTGCTCTTTGCACTTGAAGCAAACCTTCACTTCTTCTTCGCTCGACGCGCCTCAGAAAGTGCAATGGCGATAGCCTGCTTGGGGTTGGTGACCTTGCCGCCAGAGCTGCTCTTGAGCTTGCCCTTGCCGTACTCAGTCATCACCTTCGAAATCTTCTTCTCCGCTTTCGTCTTCATACTCGCCCTTTCGTGCGTTGTACTTAGCCATTTGAAGCATCTGCTTGCGCTTCTGAGTCATCTTGGTGATCGGGCCACCCGTGAGCCATGCGCTACAGGTTCGGTCTGCCGCACATTTGAACTCGAACAGCTCACAGTAACCCAGATCAGCCGCCTCGACAACCTCGGGAGCATAGGTCTCATCGTCGGATTCTTCTTTCTGAATCCCTCCGGTGATGCAACCCATCATCTCCGGCGTTTGAATGAAAGCAGCGCAGTTCCCGCACCTCATCGACTGAGCGATCTCGGGAGTGGTGTTCCATTCCTCTGCGCGTTCGTCCCAGAAATTACCTGGGTTTTCGGGATTCGCAGGCCCGTAACCGTACTCCTCGAAGGCGTGGTTACGGTTCTTGAGGTTGACCTCTGTGTCCTGGGTGGCGATGGGGCACTTCACTTCTTCATCGCCTTCTGCATCTCAATGGCTTCATAGCCCTTGCCGAACTCGTCTGCCATCTTGTAAGCCTTCATGGGCTTCGTTTGATGGTACTTGCGCTTGTTCTGATTGAGATACTTTTGCATCTCTTCCACAGTCTTCTTTTTCATCATCGCTCCAGAAAAAAAGGGGCACTATGGCCCCACCCCGGCAACTGCGGATTAAGGGGCATCACAATTCTATATCGGGAATCGGAATGTCAATAGGCCATTTTCCCTGACTCTGTAGAGCCTGGACTGTTCTTCGATGAGCAGCGACCCACTTCTCTTTCCGCTCCTCTTTGGTCATCTTGTTGCCCTGGTCGATCTCCCAATGGCACTTGAGGCATAAGGCGGCTATGTGGTTGTCGTCTGCCTTCACTCCCTTTCCCTTACCGCCAGTCCAGTTGGAGTGAGCTGCTTGGGAGTTCGGGTGGCCACAGCATTGACAAGAAAGCTCCGCGACTGCTCTAAGGAGTTTGGGGCTTCTGATGTAGGTGTGCTTCGGGATCATTCTGTAGCCCGTCCTTCTGCTCGAGCGGTTGCTTGCTCTGTGCGCCAGACATCAGTCCTCATCCTTGCTG